CAAATTCATCAAGATCGGCGCAGCCGGTCGAGTGTTCTATCTCCTCGAATCGGTCGTCGAATTCGAGCAATCCAACAACATCGGAGTTTCCATCAATGGCTAATCCTGCAATCAACGCCTCGCTGTTCAAGAATGAGCGCAAGGACTCACCCAACCAGCCTGACTTCACCGGTCCTGGCAGTGTCACCCCAGACAATCTGAAAGCACTCTACGAAGCTGCTCTCGGTGGCCAAGCGGTGTTTGATGATAACGGGTCGATCAAGATCCGCGTCGCTGGTTGGAAAAAAGAATCTGCATCGGGCAAGTCCTATATTTCGCTGTCGATCCAGCTTGAACAACCCAAACCTGCAGCCTCGTCGCCTGCTGTCAAATCCGATGACTCGCTGTTCTGATGGCACTCGCTGAGGCAGACGAACTTCGGCGCATTGCCGATCTGATCGACAGGTTCCCTAAATTCATCCGCCGGGATAAAGGCGGGACGTCGGTGCAAGCGGCCATCAGGGCCATACTCGATAAGCATGGCATCGATGATGTCCGCCTGGAACGCGACCTGGAACAGCTTACTGCAGAGTATAGGCAGACCATCGCCAACTACTACGAACGTCAATTCGGGCTATGAGATCTGTTGAACTGATCATCGACGGTCAGTGGGGGTCCACTGGCAAGGGGCTACTCGCTGGCTATCTGGCCGAGAAGCATGGCCCCCAGGTGCTGGCCTGCGCTCTATCACCGAATGCAGGTCATACATTGGTACTTGCTGACAGTACCAAATTGGTGCATCGCATGCTGCCACTTGGGATCTGCTCGCCGTCGCTCGAGTGCATCGTACTTGGGCCCGGCAGCCTGATCGATCTTGATGCCCTTTGGGAAGAGATCCTGCATGTCGAACAGCTCGGCCTACTTGCTGCGAATGTGCCAATCTTTGTGCACAAGACAGCAGCCGTCGTGCTGGACCGGCACCGAGCAGCCGAATCTGCGGGCGGCATTGCGCCGGGATCTACCCGCAAAGGTGTTGGTGCTGCTCAGATCGAGCGCATCCAGCGCAAACCCGATGCTTGCAACATCATCGGGCTGATTCCACAAGATCACCCGGCGTTCGGCCGGATTGAGCTGATTTCAACGGCGCAGTTGCAACGCATCTACCTAGAGGCTGAGCGGATTCAGATTGAAGGATGTCAGGGCTACAGCCTCAGCATCTATCACGGCCAATATCCCTATGTGACTTGCCGCGATGTCACATCCACACAGCTCATGGCTGATGCTGGCCTCCCGTTGATGCGCAACAGCGCCATCAATGTCTATGGCGTCTTCCGCACGTATCCTATTCGTGTGGCCAACAGACCGGCCTCTAACGAGTGGAGCGGCCCGACCTACCCAGATAGCCAAGAAACCACCTTCGAGGCGATCGGACAGGCACAAGAGCTGACCACCGTCACCCAGCTGCCGCGCCGCATCTTCACGTTCAGTCATCAGCAAGCCATCGAGGCATGTGTGCAGAATCGTGTGGACCGCATTTTCTTGAATTTTGCGCAGTATTGTCCTACTTGGGATAAATTGCGTGATATCTGGAACCGGCTGAATGATTGTGCCACCGTGGCATATCTTGGCTTTGGCCCGTCCATTACCGATGTCGTGCGCGTCGGCTCACCCACACTTGGAGAGGATCATGTCCGAGAAATCTATGAGCGTACAAGAGCTGCAAGCTGAGATTGCGGATTGGGCCAATCAGCTCAACCCAAATCGCACAGCGCTGTCTCTGATCGCCAAAATGCTCGAAGAGCTAGGCGAGCTAATCGCCTCAGACAGGCAAGACGATCCGCTTGAACTTGCGGATGTACTGATTCTGGCTCTCGATTTAGCGCACATCAAGCAGATCGATCTTGCACAAGCTGTGCAGGCCAAAATGCAAATCAACCGGCAGCGCCAATGGCGCATTGCTGACAACGGCGCAATGACCCATGTCTCTTGAACTCACCACCACCGCCGAATTTCTGCGTGCTTCCCATATCTCAAGATGGGGCATCGTACAGACCGCTGTGCGCCAGAACATTGCAGAGCACATGTACAGGGTTTGGTTACTCACCTGTGATTGGGGCCCCATTGCGGGCCTCAGCAAACAACAACAAGCCCTGGCTGAGGGTCTGGCGCTGATTCATGATCTACCTGAGATCCGTACGGGTGATGCACCAACACCGCACAAGACGCCTGTCCTTAAGGCGCATCTGGCAGAAGTTGAGCAGCTGATCTATCCTGATCTTCGGGTGCTCGAAGAAAAAGCGGATCTACACGTAGCCGCACTGGTCAAACATTGCGACACTGCAGAGGCGATCTTTTTCTTGCAAGTCAATGGCCTGGGCAAGCATGCTGCAGAGGTTAAAGACCTGCTCAAACAGCAGATGCTCGACCGGCTGGCTACATCGCCCTTCACGCCTCAACAGCAATCCAATCTGATTGAGGCATTCCACACTACCCTCCATCACACATGACCGAAGACGTTAAAGCTGATGTGCTGGCTCTGCATGCCAAGGGCTATTCGAATTGCTACATCTCGGCTTGTGTGGACGGCGCCAGCTATAGAGAAATCGAGGATTTACTAGGAGCGCCAGTGGCAACACCTGATCGGCTTTCACCTGCCTGTCGCGCTTGGTGGAATCAGCAGCCGTGGGTCTGGCGGCCAGACAATACCGAACCCATCGAGGCGTCTTGGGAGCGGGTAAGTCGTGAATTCTACTGAATTCGCGCAGCTGCTCGAATCCACATTTACGCAGCTGCAGCATCTGACTGCCACCAAGGGCGCAGAATATGCACACGATGCTGATCAACTAGCCAATTTCAAGCGCCTCGGATCATCATTGAGCATGCATCCCAGCGCTGTATTACTGGTCTATCTGGCCAAACACATAGATGCCGTCACAGCATATGTGGCGGCACTCAATATCGGCACGCGACCAATCGAGTCAGAGCCGATCAGTGGTCGCATCGATGATGCCATCTTGTATCTAGTCCTCTTGAAAGCACTATTGCAATGCAAAGCACCAGATACGCCATCACCATAGATGGTAAGTATGTCACGATTCCACCTTGTGATGAATCACAAGTCAGGCTCACGGACAGCGCTGCTCAAGCGCTAAAGTTCATGACCTGTGAGAGGGCTAAGCAAGTTGCCCAGATCATCAAGCATCGGTTTTCGAGTCCCCTCGAAATTGCAACACTCACCCTCACCATCTGATGTCGGACTCACTGGGCGATTACCTCAATCGCGTAGGCAAGATTGCTCTGCTCACGCCTGAAGAAGAAATCATCCTGTCTCGCGATGTGCAGGAATGGCTGCGGTTGCGTGACAAGGATAAGCTAACACCTGCTGAGTGCCGGGCTTTCAAGCGTGGCAAGCGGGCTTTTGACAAGTATGTATCAGCCAATATACGACTTGTAGTGCATGTCGCCCGAAAATACTCAAGAAATACCAAATCGATGACTTTTGATGATTTGGTACAAGAAGGGTGCCTGGGCCTGATGAGGGCCATTGAAAAATTCGACCCAGAACGCGGCTACAAATTCAGCACCTATGCCTATTGGTGGATCAAGCAGAGCATCGGACGCGGAATAGAAGTTCAAGACCGAATGATCAGACTGCCAGTCAATACTCTTCAGATCCTTAATAAAGTGCGCAAATTTATGCTGCACTATCAGATGGAGCATGGCAAACTCCCGTCACATGAAGAATGCCGGCAAGTATCTGGTTTGTCGATGTCTGTGTACCGCAGCAGCATGCGACAGGTGGACGAGTGCGTGTCGCTTGATATTCCGCTTGGCGAGTATGGTGACAGCAAAATGTCATTAGCAGATGTGATGGCAGATGATCGCAAGTCAGCCATGGACCTGCTCGAAACCAATCTCGAATTAGAACGGCTGTCGGCCTGGCAATCGATTCTGACCAAAGATGAGAAAGATATTCTGTCCACTCATTACGGTTTATCTGGCAGCGAACCTCAAACTTTGGCACAGATCAGCAAACGCTACAAGGTCAGCCGCGAGTTAATCAGACATCGCGAGAATAAAGCGATCAACAAATTACGTGTGCAGGCCAGAACTGCCTGTTAGTAATCCCAACGCACCCTCGGGCGACCTTTCCTAATGCCAAGATGGACGAAGCCCTTGGGTGCACCATATCCGATACTATAGGGCCACTCGCGATCACACCAGTCCTGCACCTTTTTGATATCGGCGCCATCCACATAAAAGTCCACGGCGCCCACACTAGGAGCATCGTATAAATGCTCACTACCTGATGCACCACCAACGGCGCGGTTGATTGCTGCCGGACGATAGCCGCTGGTGATCGTGATGCGCTTGCCGCCGAATGCGACGCGCACCCGCTCCAAGAATGCTGCCAGCTCTGCTGCGGTGTCGATCTGATGCTGCGCTACAAACCGCCGCGCCGGATCGCCTAGGGCAAACTCGCCCAAGGTGAAGTGTGCTGACAGCTTGGTGCTGAACGGATCGCTGGGCTTGACCTTGTACGACAACGCCTGCGCAGGTTCGGGCGCCCGATCGCTCCATAACTTGCCCTCAGCCTCGCGGCGGCGCTTCAGCCCAGCCTCGACATTGGTACCGGGGTTGCGGTAGAGCAGCATGGTCTCGGGCACGTCATCCCATGCGTGGTCGGCCAGCTTGCGGCTGATCGTCTCGAACCCGGTCGAGCCGTAGAAGCCACTGCCTAGGTTGTAGGCAAAGCTCACCAGCGCGCACTGCTGGTGATCGGCCATCTCGCGCCAGTGGGGGACTGTCTTGCGCAGCTTGGCAGCGATCCGGTCCACCTCCTGCCGCAACAGCATGTCAGCTTCGACGCGGTTGAGCCGATCGCCTTTCTTCACCTTGCGGCCGTCGCCGTAGCGTGTCGTGCCCCAGCCGATCGTCCACGGCTCGCCGCCACTGGCTGGGTCGGGGTAGGCATCGAGGTGACAGCCCTCGAACTGCTGGATCAACTTCAGCGCGTCGCTCAGATCAACCTGCTTGCCGTCTTGGCTCCAAGTGGCAAACCACGGCCGATCACGACGCATCGCGACCGCGTAGCCGTTGACGGCTAAATCCTGCTCAAGCTGCTGGATTGCTGCAGCCTGATGCGGATGGTTCTTGTAGTAACGAAACAGCGACTCGAGGGTGATCGACGAGGTGTTGGCCACGATCAGCGGCGCTTAGGAAACATCAGCTTCAGTGCCTGCAGCAGCAGTTGCACCCAGCTGTTCGACTTGAGAGGTGTCAGCGCGATGATCTCGCTGCCAGCAGCAAGAACGATGGCGATGACGGCGACAGTTTGCGCGTCCATGACTAACCGTGTGGGCGTGCCTCCAGCGTAGCTACCCGCTGCTCGACGCCGCTTAGCCGGCTGAATGTCTCTTTCCGGTCCTGTTTAATGTCAACATGTAATACTTCAAGCTGTGTGGCGATGTGCTCAACTGCAGCAGTCAGCCGTATCACAGCATCACGGGCTTCATCATTGCGTTTAGAGAATCCCATTGCACCCATAGCCGCCACTGAGATAGATGCACCGGCAATGGCAGCGAATACCTCAATCATGGCGGCTTTATCTATACTCTCAGTTTATCTACCTTGGCCGCGCAGTTTCTTCTTGCCACGACGCTTTGGGCGGCTGCGCATACCCTGCCCTATTGACGTGGTTTTAGGTGGTCCGGGCTGATGCTCGATTCGACTTGAACCGGTTTTAACTTTTGCTGCCATTCCGCATAAGGTGGGCCGCCCTTATGCTAATTTCACAACACCGGCATATCATATGTAGTCGTAGCATTGGCGTAGTGTTTCCAGATCACTTCGCTTGTGTTGCCGGCCCATTTCGCTGCCTGCATGACCGGAATCCCAGCCTCAATCCAGCGACTGATTGCAACGTGTCTTAAATCATATGGGCGGTAGATGTGATCGATCAAGCTAGCCACATAAAGATCAACCATTCGATGGTGGAAAAACGATTGGAATGCATGCCGATTCCACGGGAACAAATACTCGCTCGATCTTGGTAGCTCAGTGAGAATTTCCTGCACGCGCTGATTCAATGGCACCCACCGAGGCTTATTTGTTTTGGTAGTCGATTTGTAGCCGTGTGTGAGAGTATAGTTGGCATGAACCAAGATGCGTTCGTCTTTGATATCTTCCCACTTCAGCGCACGTACCTCACCGGTGCGCATGGCAGTTTGCAGCATGAATTCGGCATACAAGCTCCAATCACGCGCTTTGTGGTGCACTTTATGGGACAGCGCTGTCATGATCAACGGCACTTGCTCTCTAGGAATCACCGTGATCTCAGCCTTATGCTGTGATGCTTTGGGCATCCTGAAATTTTGGACAGGATTCTTTTCGAGCAAGCCCACATCTTCGGCGGCAGCCCACTTGCACATGCCTCTGATGTACATCACTACCTTGCGGGCTGATGGCGCTGGCTCCTGCTGCAACATCCAGATGCAGATTTGCCTAGCTTGATCTAAATCCTGAATCGGGCTCCGTTGCAACCAGTTGGTGACTTGACGATAGTCAGTGCCCATGCTGGTTTTGCACACTGAAATACTGCGTTCAGCTTTGAACGCTTCCCAAACTTCCATTAGTGCTGGCATGTGACCTGTCTGATTTATCATGACAGATCACATACTAGCACACTGATCAACTAGACCATGGCATCCCGCTGGCCTTGCTGGGATGGCGCTGCTCGTCGAGCTGCGCCTGCAGGGCTGCATGGATCTCCTGCACCTTCTCATCACCGAACTTGGGCAGCAGCCACTCCATCACCACCTGATCCTCAGTCAGATCTGCGTAGGGAATCATGCTGCCTTCTGGGCGCTCCAGTCCGAGGCTGCCGTAGGCGCCAGCCGAGTAGGCGCCATCCTCTGCCGTCACAGTGTAATGGATCGTGAAGACATAACCATCGGCTGTCTCGCGCTCCATGTTGGCGATGCGCCAGGTGAATTGGGTGTCGGCCATGAGTTGATGAGTGATGGTAAAAGTTTAAAACGGGTGTCTAGTGAGTAGGACTACGAGGCTTTGAGAGATGCTACTTCAGCTTGAAGTTCAGCAATTATTGCTTGTTGCTCTTGGATTGCCTTCACAAGCGCGGGAATCATGTCTCCCATTTTCAAGGACTTGCGTGTTTCAGACTCATTGAACTGATAATCTTCTACAAGATCAGGAAGAACAAGTTCTACTTCCTGTGCAACAAAGCCTGCAATGTTTTGACCGGATCCGTCTTTCCAGTCAAACCGACGCGGTTGCAGTGCAAGGATTTCAGAAAGTCCGACATCTAGATCTTGTATGTTTTGTTTTTCCCGTTGGTCAGACAACGAAGAAATTGATGTGCTTCGTGCATAAACCGTACCCCCATAACCAACATAGAATTGATATTGGCCTAGGCTTGTTGAGTAAACAGCATAACAAGCGTCGCCATTGCTTGAAGACGCTCCGCCAGTACCAATAAAGGGCACATTTGTAGCATTTCCGTCTGGGTTAAGGTAAATGTTCCCAGCGGTTGTAACGCTATTGGTGCCTGCCTTGAGACTGACCCAACCAGAGTTGCTTATCCTCATCCGCTCCGTCGGGCTGCTCGCACCGTCGGCGGTAGTGGAGAACACTAGCCTGCCCGGAACATCATCGCCCGAAGTAGCGCCATCAATTTCGCAAAGAATCCAAGCAGCACGAGAATTTAGATCTGTACCATCTGCTGCGCTAAATGTTATGTAGCCAAGGTCATCACCTGCTGCAAGTCCACCCGTATTAGAGCCTATGGATGATCCATTGCTTCTCCCAAGGTTTATGGTCGGCACTTCTCCACTTGAACTATTACAGGTAAGTGACAGGGATGATGTTGAATAACCAGTTCCTTCGATCTCAACCCCGGCAGTAACGCTGCCTACGCTACGAGCAGTAGACGTGCCAACTAAAAGTTTTCCATCGGATGTAATGCGGGCGCGTTCAGCGTTTGCTGTGAGGAATCTAAGCGGACCAGTGCTAGACCCGTTACTGATTCCAATGTCAAAACCTTGAGTAGTAGAAGAATAGATGTTTGTGTAATTGGAACCAGTAAACTCGATCTCATTTAACGCAGCATCATTTTCTATTGTCAGTCTTCCACTGGGACTCGTAGTGCCAATCCCTAATCCAGTTGAGGTAAGCCTCATTCGCTCTGCATTATTAGTGCCAAACATCAACGGATGGTTCGTTTCCGTGTAAAGAATCGCCCCGGCAGAAACAAAAACACTTCCAAGGCCATCAAGAAACCAGTTTGCGCGCACCGCGTTGTTATTGCCGCGAAGCCCAAACAAAGCATTTGAGTTGCCAGTTGTCGCAAGATTTCTTGCAAGCACGGCAACGTTTGACGCAGTCTCTGTGTCGACTACATCTAAATTTTCCGTAGGACTACCAGTCCCCAGACCTACGTTGCCGCTCGCATTGACAAACAGCCTTCCGGTGCCAGCCGTGCTGATGGCAACCTGATCAGTGCCAGGGCTGTAGACGCCGGTATCGGTGCCGCTGTCCTTGAAGTAGATGGACGGTGCTGCGGCCGAGCCGTTCTCAACTGCCAGCGTGCTCCACTCGCCGTCAAGCTGGAACAGCGTGATCCAGGCGTTATTGGCGGCGTTGCGCAGTTTGAGCAGGCCGGTCGTCGTGTCTGCCCACCACTGATACGCGTAGGTGGTGCTGGGTGCAGTGGCGCCGCTGTTGTTGCTGACGATGGCGGCGAGGCCGTTGTTGATGTCAGATCGGACGGCGGCGCCGGTGCCGTTAGCGATGACGTAATCGTGTTGAGCCATAACAAGGCCACTTTGCTACCAGTTTAAGCGCCCTTGCCAAATCCCACCGCAGTCCATAGGAAGTTCCTGCTCACTGCAGTGCCAGCACTGTTTCTGAAGGTCACGTCAAAGCCGCTGCTGGTGACGTTGGTGACGTTGTAGTAGTCGCCTGTCGCCAAGTTCTGCGCCACGATGCCGATGCTGGGCAGGTAGGCGTTGGTGCCGCCTAGGCCGGTAGTACCGGTGAAGAACGCTTTGTCGAAGGCCACTGAGTAGGTGCCGGCGCCGCTGCTGACCGCCCCAACCGACTGCTCAGTCCTGCGCTGGAAGGTGGCCTCATAGCCCAGCTCGTCTACCAGGATGCCTTGCGCTGGGTTGTTGCTGATCAGCTCGGCCTTGAACTGGAAGCCTCGCCCCAAGAAGGTGCCGTTCACGAACTCCTGCCAAGCTGACCATGTGGGCGAGCTGCTGGGGTTGTCAGGCGTGCGGCGTAGGTACAGCTTGGCGTTGACCTGATCGATCACCCCACCATCCCAGTCCGCCCAGTCGTCAACATTTGCGGTGCGGCTGTCCACCAGATCGCTGGGGAAGTAGCCACGGGTGACGAAGTAGCGCTTGAGATCCAGTGCAAAGGTGGCGCCCAGGTCAAGGGTGTTGGCGAACTCGTAGATCCCGAGCGCCTCCATGGTCCCGTAGAAGTCCAGCGTCGCAATCGAATCGAAGTCGGGGATGTCATCGAACAGGCCGGTGGCATCCAGCGTGAGCGCGTCGAGGTCGTCGCTGTAGAAGACATCGGTCTTGGCGCCCTGAAATGGCGGCGTGTCCTGATCCTCGCGGCGGCTTTGCACCAGCAGGTTGCCGAGCGCATCCGGGAAGTCCACGATCACGCTCGCTTCAGTTGGACTCTGACGCTCTCCGTCATCCTCGAACTTGACCAGGATCTCGCCTTCAACCAATGGGACGATCGCCTCGGTGCTGTAGCCAGCGACGGCAGGGATCAGGTCAACGCTGTTGCTCCAGGTGCCGGTGCCATCGGTCAGGTTGGTATGGCGGATGTGGACGCGGCCAGCAACGCGAACGTCCAAGTCAACCGTGGCATCCCAACGCAGCCGGGCGCTGTTGGCGCTGATCGGTTCGATGGTCAGGTTTTGGACGTTGCCCGGCGGTGCGGTTTTGCCAACTAGGTTGAACGTCGCTGTCGCCGGGTTGCTGACGCCGCCGAGGCTATTGATCGACTGCACCCGGACCTGCAGCGTGCCAGCGTCCAAGCCCTCGATGCGGGTGCTGGGGCTGTTGGTGTCGATCTGCGAGAAGTTGTTATTGCCGAGCCGGTAGATCACCCGATAGGACTGCACCAGTTGTGTCGGCGGCACCCAGCTCAGCTCAAACGCGGTGCGGACGTTCTGGCCGTCGGTGTAAAGGTGTTCGGTGCCAGTCAGGCCGGTGGGCGATTCAGGCAGTGCGGACAGGTTGCTGATGTCTCGCGTCTGCAGCTTGATGTCCGACTCGATCGCCGCGTAGATGCTGCTGTTGTAGGCCAGCGCTGTCACGCCATAGATGCCATCCTCGGCCTCGGCCACGCTGACGACCCGGAACTGCTGCGTCTGCAGGCTGGTGTTCTGCAGGATCCAGATGCTCTGGGCGTTGGGCGCTTCGCTGAATGCGCTGGTCACTGTGACCACGCCGCTCGACAGGGTGCTGACAGTGCGGGTCTCGACCAGGCCGGTGGGCATCAGGACGCTGATCGTGGGTGAGGTGCCCAGCGTGATGCCGGTGGCGTCGTCCAGCGTGACGGTCGTGGTTGTTGCTGCTGCGATACGGCCGCCGCGCCTGCTGCCAGCCTTGACCGGATCGGCCACGTCGATCACCATGCCAGGGCGCAGCACGATGCCTGAGTCGATCGAGACGGAGAACGTGACGGTCTCGGTCAGGTTCTGCTCTGACAGCAGCGCCCACTTACCAGCACGGTGCGCCTGCCCTTGCGAGTAGCAGCCGACTGCCTTGATGTCCTTGTTGATGATGCCGTACTTGGCAACGGCTGACGCATCCTCGACATACTCATAGGACACCTCGCCCAGGTTGTCGTACTCCTGATAAGCGACGGTTGTTGTGGTATGCCGCGCCTTCTGCGATGAGCCGCTGTAATTGAACAGCCCATCAACCACATTGGCCGGGGTCAGCAGATACTGCGGATCAGATGGCTTGTCCTGCAGCACCACCATCGCGCCGGCGCCGTAGTAGGCAATGCCACGGAACAGAGCGACGAACTCCTGGATGACGTTGTAGACCTCGTCCCTGCTGTTGATCAGCATGTTGCAACTGAACCGTGGCTCTAGGCCGCCGCGTCCATTGCTGACCAGCTCGTTGCAGTATTGACTGATTGCGTAGAAGTCATAACGGTCCAGGCTGCTGGCCGGGATGCTGGCGCCGTAGCGGGTGTTGGTCAGCAGATCCCACAGGCACCACGCTGGGTCATTGGTCCAGGTAGCAGCGCCGAAGGTGCCATCCCACACGCCGCTGTAGGTGACTCGGCCGAGATAGGCCGTCGTGTCAACCGTTGCGTTGCTGGGCAGCACCACCTTGATGCCGCGCACCAGATACTTGCGGGATGGGATGCCTTTGAACTGGCGGCTGTCGAAGCGAAGGAACGCCAGGGCGCTGTTGGGATACCTGAACTTTTCGTCAATGATCTCGGTGTAGCTGAACCAGAACGTCCGGTTTTGCCGGCGAGCGCTGGATTCATCGGCACTGATGCGCTCCAACCTGATGTCAACCGGAAACGCGCCGCTCAGGTTGATGATGTAGTCGCGCTGATAGGCGTTTGTGGTCTTGCCGCTGATCGTGTCCTCAAAAACGGTCGTATAACCGCCGCCGTTGTACTGCACCCTGCAGCGGATGCTGACGCTGTGGCCGATGATGTCCCCGTCATCTTCGATGATCTGCAGCGCTGGCACCTGCACCGTGATGCGGGCGCGATCCACATCCGAGTCGGTGATCTGCCGCGTGACAGATGCAGCAGCCGTGATCTCGACGTTGACGGCCTGCTCTGACTCGATGCCGTTGGTGTTGGGGATGTAGCTCTGCGCTTGCGTGCCAGTACGGGTGACGACGCTGTAGCCGGTGAAGTTGTCGATCCCGCTGCTGCTCTGGACTGGCGTCCCATCCAGGTAGATGCCCTGCACCCCATCCTCGATGCCCTGGATCTCGCCCTCGCTGATCAGGTCGAGAACGCTGGCAAATTGGACTGACTGCAGGCTGTCGTCAGCCTCTGATGGGACGTGGGTTGTACCACCTCCACCTTTGCCGCCACCGCCGCCACCTGCACCTTGCAGCACACCGAGGCCAGCATTGTGAACGCGGATACCGCCAGC